TGGAACGCGGCAGACCAAGAGCAATAGAAAGTCCTGAAAAACTTTGGGAATATTTTTTGAGTTATAAAGATTATGTTAAAAATAATCCTATAAAAGTACATGATTTTGTAGGCAAAGATGGTATAAGTGTTTATAGAGAAAAAGAAAAACCATTAACTTTAGAGGGTTTTGAATGTTACCTTTTTGACAATAATATTATAAATGATTTAGGGCATTATTTTTCTAATCTAAATAATAAATATGCAGATTTTTTACCTATCTGTTCACACATTCGTAAAGTTATTAGGATGGATCAGATATGTGGAGGTATGGCTGGTATCTATAATCCAAGCATAACACAGCGATTAAATAATTTAGTAGAAAAGCAAGAAACGAAAATAGAGGGTGAAGTTGCTATCTTTAAAGGAATAGATTTAGATGTTTCAAAAAACGACAGCACAAGCTAAAATTGCCAGTTTAAAAAAACGGATTAGGATAGTTCAAGGAGGTACATCCTCAAGTAAAACATTTAGCATATTACCATTATTAATTACCTACGCTATTCAAAAACCAATGACTGAAATAAGCGTGGTTAGTGAAAGCATACCACATTTAAAAAGAGGTGCAATTAAAGACTTCTTAAAAATAATGATGTGGACTAATAATTATAAAGATGACCGCTGGAATAAATCCAGTTTAAAATATAAGTTTAGTAATAATTCATTTATTGAGTTTTTTAGTGCTGATCAACCGGATAAATTAAGAGGTGCCAGGAGGGATGTTTTATTTATTAATGAGTGCAACAATATAGGATTTGAAGCATATCAACAGTTAGCGATACGGACTAAGAATTTTATTTATTTAGATTATAATCCCTCGCATGAGTTTTGGGTGCATGAGCATTTATTAAACGATAATGATTCTGATTTCATTATACTTACTTATAAAGACAATGAAGCATTGGATCCTGCCATTGTTAGGGAAATTGAAAAGGCAAAGGATAAAGCAGAAACATCAAGCTATTGGGCCAACTGGTGGAAAGTTTACGGATTAGGTTTATTAGGTAGCTTACAAAATACTATCTTTGAATTTAATCAAGTTGATAGGATACCAAACGATGCTGAATTTATTGCCTATGGTTTAGACTTTGGATTTAGTTCTGATCCGGCTGCATTGGTAGCTGTTTATAAAATGAATGGTGAATTATTTGTAGATGAATTGATTTATCAAACAGGATTAACTAATTCAGATTTAACTCAGCGATTTAGGGCCATTGGCATAAATGAATATGATAAGATTATAGCAGATAGTGCCGAGCCTAAGAGCATTGAAGATATTTACAGAAACGGATATAAGGCAGTTGAGGGTGCGAGAAAAGGGCCAGACAGTATTAGGGCTGGAATTGATTTAATAAGGCAGCATAAATTAAATGTAACTAAAAGCAGTTTGAATTTAATTAAGGAGTTAAGGGCTTACCAATGGCAGCAAGATAAGGATGGAAATATACTTCCTAAACCGATTGACTTCAACAACCATGCTATTGATAGTTTACGATATGCTTGTTTAAATAGTTTAACACAAAATAAAGGAGATTACTTAATAATATAAACTACGAAAAATGAAAAAAATACTCGCTATTATTCCATCCCAAGTAGATGGATGTACTTATCACCGGATTGAGATACCACTCCACCACTTAACTGGTTTTGATTTAGCACAGGTTAATCAATTAGATGCAATGTCAGATATTGCTTTACGAGAATATGAGATTGTATGGTTTAACCGTTTAAATGGCATAGTAGATTCAGATGCACAGATAAATAGATTGAAGTCATTAGGGATTAAATACGTTATTGATTTTGATGACTTATGGAATTTACCTCAAGATCATTTACTTTATGGCAGTTATAGGTATTATGATATACCAGGTAAACTAATTAGATTGGCTAAAAATGCAGATGCAATTATAACTACTCACAGCTATTTAGCTAATAAGCTAAAGAAATTTAATAAGAATATAGTTATTGCACCTAATGCTATTGATCCGGAACAACCACAATGGAAAACTGAAAGCAATGTATTAAATGAGCACACGATATTTGGCTGGTGTGGAGGTGTAAACCATTGGTGCGATTTAGAATTATTAACCAATAGCCTTAGGTTAGCGCGAGATAATAATTATGGTTTAGCATTAGGCGGTTATAATCCGAGTGCTATTTGGGATCAGTTCGAGAATATATTTACAGGCGGCAAATATGATAGATATGTAAGGATAGATGGTCAGGATGTTTACAATTATGGTAGGCTTTATGACTTCTTTACAACGGTACTTATACCATTAAAGAAGAATGAATTTAACAGGTGCAAAAGTGAACTCAAAATGCTGGAAGCTGGATTTAAAAAGAAAGCAGTAATTGTAAGCAATATACATCCATATTCATTAGTCATTAATGATTCTAACTGTTTAAAAGTTGATGAAGCACAGGGCAATGGCTGGTTTAAGGCTATGAAGAAAATAAGCGAAAGTAAATTCTATGAGGCAGATTTAGGAGAAGCACTTTATGAAACTGTAAAAGACAAGTATCATATTAAGTTAGTTAATAAAATTAGAGAAGAATTATTTAATAGCTTATGAACAAAATACATCCAACAGCATTAATATATCCCAATGTTCAGATAGATGATGACGTTGAGATAGGCCCTTATTGTATTATAGGCGCACCACCTGAGCATACTAAATTTTATAATAGTGTAAATATGGGAGTTATTATAAAGAAAGGCACAATAATAACTGGCCACGTAACTATTGATTCAGGAATTTATCTACCTACAATAATTGAAGAAAACTGCTTTATTATGAAAGCGGTACACATAGGCCACGATGGCCACATAGGTGCAAATAGTATTATATCAGCGCACACCGTTATGGCTGGTCATTGTAAGATAGGCAATTATACAAACATTGGTATTAATTGCAGCTTACATCAATTCAGTTTAATTGGTGGAGGTAGCATGGTGGGAATGGGATCAGTAGTAACTAAGAAAAGCATAATTGAGCCATTTGCTAAAGCAGTTGGAAGTCCAGCGCATGAGATAGGTACTAATCATTATAAGTTAAATACATTGTTAAATTGGGATATACAAGTAATAAATGAGCAATACAAGTCAGCCGAAAATAGCGGTATGTTTTATAACACTAAACAGGGAAAGCTTAACTAAAGCAACTATTGAAAATGCAAAGGCAAAGGCTGGTATTGACTTTGATTTCTTTGCTTTGGATCAGGGTAGCACAGATGGAGTAGTTAATCTAATTGCGCCTAATGTTACTTATTATGTAAAGAAAAAAGAAAATATAGGGGTAGCATCTGGATTTAACTTCCTATGGAATATGGCCAAACACATGGATTATGATTTCATTTGTAACATAGGTAATGATATTGATTTACCACAAAACTGGTTAAAGGAATTTTACGAAACCTATGTAGCAATAGATAAAGAGCATCAGTATTTAGCTATTCATTCAGTTGAAGCTTTACCAAGTCAAAAGATAACAGTAAACAATAAACAATATATCCCCTCCGATACTATATTCGGATGTACTTTTTTTAATATATCGTTATTAGATTATGTAGGATATTTTAATACTGCTTATAATCCGTATGGTTTAGAGGATAGCGAATATACTTACAGATGCCATAAGTCAGGAGTTATTTGCGGATATTTAGATATTGGAACTGCACACCATACCGGAAGTCCTTATGGCCAAGATGACAATGGCGAATATAGGACAATGAAAGATGAAAGCCTTAAAAAGAATGCGGTTATTTATGGTGAAGAAATTGAAAATATGAACAGATTAAATAATTATTATAAGCCTTATGTATAACGATCATTATAAAGCAAAAGTACAACCAATAGATTTAATTGAAGCCCAGCAGTTGAATTTTAATAGGGGTAATATAATTAAATATGTTAGTCGTGCTGGTAAAAAAGAGGCCGAATCTGAATTAAAAGATTTAGAAAAGGCACTTTACTATTTAGAACGTGAGATAAATTTATTATCTTTGAAGTAGCCTTGTATTCATAGTGTAAGGTGTTTTGTGGTTAATGTAGGCCCTCTATTCGCGCAATAGAGGGTTTTTTACTTAAACACATATCTGTTTATGTTTATACTTACAGATATGACCTGGAAAGAAACAACCATTGAACAGTATCAGCAAATACTTGCTATTGCTAAAACTGATTTACCTGATTTTAACAAAGAGATTGAACTTGTAAGCTATTTATTTAATATCTCAAAAAATGAGATAATGAACTATCCATTAGAGAAATTTAAGTATTTGGCAAAAAAGATAGATTTTTTGGAGGATGTTTTTGAGGGTGAAATGCAGACTGTATTTAATTTGGATGGTGTGGAGTATGAAGTTCATTGGAAAATGGAAACTAAAACAGCTGGTCAATTTATTGATTTATCCGAATTAACAAAGGATCCTGAATTAATTAATGATAATTTACATAAGATATTGGCGGTTATTTGCTTACCTAAAGGAAGTAAATACGATGGCAATATATTAGAACGTGCTGAAGTCTTTAGAAGTAAATTAACAATGGATGTAGTATTTCCGATTGCTGGTTTTTTTTTGACTGTTTTAAACAATTCGTTGCCAGATATACAGGATTATTTGAGCAAAAAGATACAGAGCCAACAGAGGGAATTATTGACAATGATAAGGGATTCTATGACCATTGGGGATGGTACTGTACTTTAGATGAATTGTCAAAAGAGGATGTGCTTAGGATTAATGATATTATAAATTTGAATGTAGTTGAATTTCTTAACTGGTTATCATATTTAAAAGATAAAAGAAAATGGCAGTTGCAAAAGGCGATGTTGCAAAAATAATTAGGCAGTTTGGTAATGATTTTAGTAAAGATGACTTGCTAAACAAAGCAACCTTATCAGCTATTACTTTGCTTTTAGATGACTATGGCGATGAAATTATTAAAAGGCTTCGTGATAATTTAGAACGCAAAAAGAAAAGGGCCGGAGGTGTTTTAATAGATACAATGGAAGCCATTGCATCTGAGGAGGGAGGTAAACCTACGTTAGAATTATTACTTGAAGATTATTATAAATATGTTAATGATGGGCGAATAGGTAAGAAAAGCAAGGGAGGTATTGACCGTAATAGGGTTATTAACTTTCCACCTAAAGGCCCTAAAGTACCACCATTTGAGCCAATAAGTAAATGGATTAGATTTCAGTCAGGATTTAGTTCTGCTAAATTAGGAATGAGAGTTAGACAGACCAGCCGAGTAGCGGATAAATTAAAGAAAAGCAGAATGGTAGATAAGATTAGATGGGGTATTTATTGGAACGGTATTGAGCCTACATATTTCTATACTGATGTAATTAATTCTGATTTATACAAAGCAATAGAAGAAGATTTAATAGCCATAACAGGCGAGGGATTACAGATTAATTTAACAACTTTTAAATAATGGCAATAACAGCTAACCAGCAACCTCAATCATTCCATCCAGTTTACAATCCGTATGTATTTGTGCTGAGTTCAGATAATTCTGGTAACTTTAATTTTAAGATAAATTTTGTCGTAGTAGATAGCACAAATAGCAGTAATCCTGTAACTGTAGCTACATTGCAGAATCCAACTAATACAGATGGATATGCTGTATTTGATTTATCAAGAGTAATAAGAGATTATATTACTGATGATTTTAGCTTAGGAGTTACTTTAGCTTCTAATTGTGGTAATTCAATTAAGCGGTTTACTTTTTATGCTCAGGAGGTTTACTCCGCAAGTGCATCTGGAACACCAGCAGCTACAGGTACTATTTATGAATATGGTGCAGTAGCAGATACTACAAGTAAATACTTATGGAATGCAGCATTGCCTTTTGATGAATTTGCCACATATCAAAAGAATAATTATTTGCTTAAATATGGAACTTACACAGCAAATAAATGGCTTACTAATGGCCCTATAGATACAGGTATTAATATGTCATCAAACCAAAATGCCTATGGTTATTTGCTTTGTGAGAATTTAGATAGTGTAAATGCGAATGAAAGTCTGGTGCAAAGCACGATAATTAAGACTTATAATTCAGCTGGAAGTTTATTAGGTACTTATGAAGTGGATATTGATTTTGCTCAAAGTACAACTAATTTAAACGGATTTATGATAAGAATACCAGTAGGAACTTATAATATTGCTCAGATAGGTGCTTTAGATTTTATTAGTGGAAGTCAGCCTATCATAACAAGTAATGTATCTTATTATACCGTACATGGTAAACATCCCACCTTTGGCCAAACTTATGGATTTAGAGTTAATATAGTTGATTATTGTAACAGTCCGCAAATGTTTAGGCTGCATTGGTTAAACAGATTAGGCGGTTTTGACTGTTTTAATTTTGATAGATACTATACTGAAACTTCACAAATTGAACGCAAATTTTATAAAAAACCGTATGGCAATGTAACATCCGGATCATGGTCTTATGCTGTTTCGGATAGGAATAACGTAAATATGATTAATACTAGTCGTAAACAATTTGTAATTCAAACTAATTGGATTAGTGAAACAGAAGCTGAGTGGTTAGAAGAATTAATGACAAGTCCGGTAGTATATTTAGAAGAATCAGCAACTGTTTTGAAAGCAGTAAATATAATTGATACTTCTTATGAAACTAAATACAGACAAAAGGACAAAGTATTTAATCTATCCTTAACTATTGAATTAACTTATGACTATAAATCACAGACTTACTAATGAGGGCTAAGATTTACATAAATGAAACTTTGATTGATGTAAATGATGATTTAAACTTATCGTTTACTTATAACATATCAGACATTAGAGAGCCTGAGAGCAGACAAGCAAACTACTCTAAAACAATAACAATTCCAGCAAGTAAGACTAATAATAAATTATTCAGTCAGTTATTTGAGATAGGTAGGGTAATAGGCAGCACAGGTTTAAATTTTACTCCTGATTTTAATCCGAATAAAAAAGCAAATGCAAGGGTAACTATTGATGATTTAGAGGTAATGAATGGCTTTTGTCAAGTGCTAAAAGTCAATAAACAGAATTATGAGCCTACGAGTTATGATATTGTAGTAATAAGTAATGTTAAAAATATATTTGAGGATATTGGCGAGGATGAATTAACAAGCTTAGATTTATCAGAATTTGACCAGCTTTATACAACTTCAAATGTAAATGCCTATAGTTATGGTAATCCATCCCCATCTTATACATTAGGATCAGGTGTAATTTACAACTCAACTTATAACGGTGTTGAGCCTATTGGCACTTATAAGGTAGCCCCATATCCGGCTATATTTGTTAAAACATTAGTAGATAAGATATTTGCTAAATATGGTTATCAGTATAGTAGTAACTTTTTTAATACTAATTATTTTAAAAAGCTGTGCATACCGTTTACTAAAAGCAAATATACATTAACACCTGATGAAGTTACTGAAAGACAATTTAAGATTTTTAAACCTCTATTTATAAATTCAGTAGGTGGATATTCACCTAATTTTACATTAATTAAAAATCCAGGTACTAATTTAGATTCTAATAGCAATATAGCGTGGGGGCAAGAAATTTACGATGTATCTAATCTATTTGATTTTAATGCTAATAATTTTGATGTTAAAATAAAAAAATCTACACCTCATACTATTTATTTTAATATGAGTAATGTAAGAGCAAGATTTACTGTTTCAAGTGGTGTAACAAGTGGTAATTTTGTAGCTACATTAAATTTTAGATTATATAGAGTAAGAGGTGGAACTCCAACACTATTAGCTAATTCACAAAGAATTTATTATGTGGCATCTGATATGCCATATAGTTCAACTACTATATTATACAATGGAGAAAATTTTAATATAGCGGTTAATGAAACAGCATTACCTAATGATATTTATATTGCTACTTCTAATATAACTACAACTGGAGAATTATTTAGCGGTGCATTTCCTATGCAAGTTAATATTAGCATTGAGCCTACAATAATTGGTAATCCAGATATACCTAATATACAAGGCGAGTTATATAATGTAGTTGATAATTCTGCACTAATTTTAGATAGTGCTTTAACATTAGAGCCTAATAGACTTATCCCAGATAAAATAAAAATTAAAGATTTCCTAAGCAGTTTAATTAAGTGCTTTAATTTACAGTTAGAGCAAGATAAACAATTTGCTAAAAAATTAAACATAGAGCCTTATAACGATTACTTTGGAAGTGGTACTGAGAAAGACTGGACAAGTAAATTAGATATTGCTTCCATTGATATTATTCCAATGGCTAATTTAACTACTAATGTATTTAAGTTTGGATTTCAGAATGATGATGACTTAATCAATAAAGATTATTCAGAGAAATATCCTGAAGTTTATGGAGATTATGAGGTGGCCATTGATAATGATTTTGTTAATGGCACTAAGGAAATTAAACCAATATTTGCAGCATCCCCAGCAACCAGAAGAAATGTTACAAGTTTTATAGGCGAGGTTACATATTTGGCAAAGGATGAAGATATACCAAGAGATGCTAAAATTAGAATGGTTTGGTATAATGGATTAGAAACTGATAATATTACAAGTCCTACAGTTGCTATTAGGTTTGATTTAGCACCATCCGAGTTATATTATTCGACAAGTACATTAACCAATGCTACCTTATACGGTAAATTTTGGGCCAAGTATATTGATGAAATAACGGATAAGGATAGTAAAATGGTTATCTGTAATATGGCTTTAACTGCATTAGATATTGCAAATTTTAAATTTACTGACAATATATTTGTAGATGGCCATTTCTTTAGAGTAAATAAAATTATTGATTTTAATCCATTATCCGATGGATTGACAAAAGTTGAACTATTAAAGATTAAGTCTTTTGCCCCACTACAGGAAGATGTGGTAACTGTTTATGAATCGTTTAGAAGTTTTGGAATAATAGATGGAAGTAAGGATGAGGTTAGGTCATTAGGTGCAACAAGTTTCTATAATATAATCGAGGGAAGTTTTAATAACGTAAGAAGTATAACCGCAACCAGCACTATAGGTAAAATTGATGGTGGCGAAAATATAATATAAAATGGCAAAAGAGGTAAGTTTAAAGATAGTTGCAGATGCGAGTAAAGCAACAGAAGCAGCGAAAGGATTAAAGCAACAGTTAAAAGAAGCTACAAAAGAAGCACAGGCTTTAGTAGCATCCGGAGATACAAGTTCAAAGGCATATAAAGAAGCAGCTAAACGAGTTGCTGAATTAAAAGACCAGTTACAAGATTTTAACGATGAGGTTAAGGCTTTAGATCCAGGACAGAAATTTCAAACTATTGCCGGAGTAGCAACAAGTATAGCTGGTGGCTTCCAAGCTGCTCAGGGTGCAATGGCCCTATTTGGTGCTGAAAGTAAAGATGTAGAAAAAGCCTTATTAAAAGTACAAGCAGCCACAGCATTGGCGCAA